CTACTTGCTGGTGCAGTACGTGACCCACTGGCCGGCGTCATAGTCTGGCCGCTCCACTACGAAGGGCATGCGTTCGCTGTCCGTCAGGAGTGCCTTGACGCCAGCCTTACCCCCCTTCTTGGCAGCGTCGCAGATGCTCAGCTTGAGGTCTGCCGAGTACATGTCCCGGGCGGACTCCCATGACTCGCGCTGAGCAGCGTCACGGTCAAATGTGGGGGCCTTGCTGGTGGGTGCTGTACTGGTGGCCGGCGCCGCTGGCTTGTTGTCACCGGAAGAACAACCGGCGAGCGCCAGCGTGGCCCCAACTAGGGCCGGAATGATCAGTCTTCTCATGGCGAGAGTCTATCTTACGGAATGTCGTGTTCCGGTAACAAATTGTGACCGGCGCCGCTGTGCGTGTGGTACCTGAGCATGAGAAAGCCCCCCGGTTTCGCGCCGGGGGCTGACTGGTGGCTTTGTTGCTCAGATGGCCTCAGATGATCCGTCAGGCCACACGCGGTAGTTGCCGATGATGTCTGACTGCATGCCAGCCGGAACCAGGTACTTGCCGTCACGAACGAGAAGCCCACGGTGGCGCAGTGCCCTGACGCTGTGGCCGTTTACCCCAATGGCAGCGTAGGCGTTCAGCCACTCTCCCACCTTACCGGCTGCCTTGATCTTGGTGAGTGCGTCTTGCATCTTCGGGGTCAGCTTCTCTGTCGTCATGGCTGTAGCTAAGCACAGTGCAGAGCATCAAGGCAACCCACATACGATTTTTCGGAGGTGATCTCATGGCTGACCCGATGCGCAGCAAGCCACCACTACAGGTGGTGCGCGAAGGCAACCCGGGCAAGCGCCCCATCAATCCGGGGATCACCATCCCGCCAGCTGAGCTTGCAGAGCCTGACTGGTCTGTTGTGTTCCCCGGGTCTGCCGCTGGCGTCGCTCGCTGCCGTCAGGTGGCTTCGGGGGAGTGGAACCGGGTTATCCCGGTGCTCAAGTACACGGCCGGTATCGGGGCTGTAGACACGGTGGTCTTGACGGACTACTGCGTATGCGTCGCACGAATCGACCAGGGCGAACGGTCTCTGTCGCGTGACGGGGTTTTGATGCAAGGCGAACGCGGGTGGCAGAAGAACGGGTGGACCACCGTGCTTGGCCAGTACCGCTCACAGCTTGCCCGCTACATTGGCGAACTAGGTCTAAGTCCGTCTGCCCGTGGGCGCATTCAGCCGCCTGAGAACGGGGGAGACGATGACGGAGACGTGTTCGACTGAGGCGCTGCCAGTTCCGTATGACGCGCTCATTGAGCTAGGGCTGACGCCAGAAGAGATCGAACAGGCAGCACGTAGCCAGCCGCTGGTGCTGGGCATGCAGGCGGATAAGCAACCAGGCGCCCACTTCTCTGTGGATGCTGCACGTCGCGCCGTGAAGGCCGTTGAGTCCTTCAAGCACACCAAGGGGCGGTGGGGCGCAAGCCCCCTCAAGCTAGCTCCATGGCAAATCGTCTGGGTGATCGCCCCCGTTTTCGGGTGGCTCTGGTATGACCCAGAGATTGACAGGGAAGTGCGCGTTATCCGGTCTGTCTGGATTGAGGTCCCGCGTAAGAACGGCAAGTCAACCTTGTCATCGGGAATTGGCCTGACGCTGTTGCTGGCTGATCGGGAGCATGGTGCAGAAGTCTACGCGGCGGCTGGTTCACTGCCACAGGCTGAGCGTGTTTTTGATGACGCTAAGCGCATGGCGCTGACTTCCAATGCGGTCAAGGGCCGTGTTGAGGTGCTTCGGGGCGTTATCCGGGTTCCGCGTACAGGCGGTGTATTCCGGGCGCTTTCCAAGATTGCCGAAACGGCACACGGCCTGAACGTCAGCGGCGCCATTGTCGACGAAGTCCACGTTCACAAGAAGCGTGACCTAGTTGACGCCATCGAGACCGGAACGGGCGCGCGTGATCAGCCCCTAGTCGTGTTCATCACGACCGCCGACGAAGGCGAAGAGGGTTCGATCTATGACGAGAAGCACACTTACACGCGGCGCCTAGCCGAGAACGTGATTGATGACCCGGGTCATTACGGGGTCATCTGGGCTGCCGAAGAGTCGGACGATCCCTTTGATGAAGCCACTTGGTATAAGGCTAACCCGGGTCTAGGTCAGTCGCCTTCGCTAGCGTACATGCGCCGTGAAGCGGCTAAGGCGAAGTCGACTCCATCATACTTCCCAACGTTCTGCCGGCTGAGCCTGAATCGACGTATGCGCTCGTCCACCAGATGGCTACCCATGCCGCTGTGGGACTCCAACGCTGGTACGGTCGATGATCAGCGCATGCGCTACCGGCGCGCGTGGGGTGGCGTTGACCTTTCCGCTGTCTCTGACATGTCGGCATGGGTGATGGCCGTTGAGTCCCGGCAGCCTGGTGTTGAGCTTGAATTGATCGCACGATTCTGGCTTCCGGAAGAGCGCGTGGACGAGCTTGAACAGCAGCTACAGGTGCCGCTTAGGCTCTGGGTGCGCGAAGGCTGGATTCAGCTAACCGAAGGCGACGCAATCGACTACGGCGCCATTGAGAAGCGCATCATTGAGGACTGCCGCCGGCTGAATGTACAGCGCATCAGCTATGACCGCATGTTCGCAGGTCAGTTGGTGCAGCGCGTTGACCAGAAGACCCGGGGTGTGGACCTGGTGCCGATTGCTCAGACATACCTAGGCATGGGTCCCGGCTCGAAGGAACTTGAGCGCCTGTTGCGCGAAGGGAAGATCCGCCACGGCGGCAACCCGGTTCTTCGCTGGCACGCCTCTTGTGTCGAGATCATTGCGGATGGCAATGACAATTTCCGCCCCGTGAAGCCTGACCGGCAGAAGTCCTCAAGCCGCATCGACGGCATTGCGGCATCCGTCATGGCTATGGATGGCTACATTAGGCGACCCCTCAAGAAGGCGCGCGCCGTTTCCGCGTGACCAACATCCGAAAATCCGTAGGTGCCTAGAAGGGGGTTACCCATGGCGCTGACCCCACTAGACGACCTTAATCGGCTGTACGGAAAGCTCAAGCGTAGAGCCGGTAAGGCTGATGACTGGTCGAAGTATTACGATGGGGAAGTTCCCCTAAAGTTTGCATCCCCGGAGTTCAAGGGGCAGACAGGTGCCCTCTTTGAGGGCTTCTCGGACAACTGGTGTCAGGTGGTGCCTGACGCCACTGTTGAGCGCCTGGTGCCGATTGCTTTCCGCCTCAATGATGGTTCGCTGGATACGGCTGCATGGGATGCGTGGCGCCGTAATGAGTGCGATGTTGAGGTTGGCCTAGCCTTCCTTGAGGCTCTGATCAGCGGCCGATCTTATGGTCTGGTATGGAAGCCGGATGGGATCAATACGGAGATCACGTTTCACGACGTGCAACAGGCCATTGTTGAGTATGTGCCTGGTAAGCGTCGGGTGCGCCGTGCTGGGCTTTTGCTGTGGCGTGACGGGGATCAGGAGCGCGCTTCCCTGTTCTACCCGGACGCGGTCTATCTGTGGGTGCGTAGGGTTGATAGCCCGTATGGCTTTGCCCTGAAGTCTGATGCTGGGTGGGTGTCTGCCGGTATCCTGAGCAACCCGCTAGGGGTAGTGCCCCTGGTGGCGCTGGAGAATCGCGCGCGTCTGCGCGGGAAGCCTACCAGCGAGATTGCCAGTGTGGCGCCGCTACAGGACGCGGTTAACACCCTGTGGGCTCATCTGATGACAGCCGCAGACGAACGCGCTCTGCCGGCGCGTGCAGTGCTGGGCATGGATCGCCCCACCAAGGAGATACTTGACAGCGACGGGGAAGTCATTGGCGAAGAGGATTTGCCCATTGATGAGTTCCGTCGCAATCGTCTTCTCTGGCTAGAGCGTGAGGGTGCGTCGATTGCCGAGTTCAGCGGTGCCGATCTGACGAACTACACCACGGTTATTGAGACCGCTGTGAGGCATATAGCCGCGCAGACCAGAACCCCGCCAAGTTATCTGACTGGGGAAATGGTCAATATCAGCGCTGATGCTCTGGTGGCGTCTGAGGCCGGCCTAGTCGCCAAGGTGCAGGAAAGGCAGCGGTATTTCGGTGCTTCGCTTCGCGAACTCATGCGGCTTGAGGCGCTTGCCGCTGGGGATGCTGCACGCGCTGAGGCAATAAGCATGGGGTCTGTCGTCTGGCGTGATGCACAGTTCCGCAGCGAAGCCCAGTACGCGGACGCCCTGACGAAGTACAAGGCGATCAACGTTCCGGATGAAGCTCTATGGGAGCGGATGCCGGACACCACGCCGGAAGAGATTGAGCGCTGGAAGTCCATGCGGGATGACCAGGCTGCCGCCATTGTGGGTGGGAACATCGCTGGTTTGTTCGGCCCGAAGCCGGATGACACCACAGCGGAAGACCTAACCATAGCGGCGTAGTGAGGGGGCTCCGTGGCCGCGTCAGCCACTTTGGCTGCCACCCGGTACGAAGTGGTGCAGGGGATCACACAGAGCGTTGTAGGGGCCGTTCAGGCCCTTTGGCGTGACGTGCCCCCTGACCGCATCTTCGCTGCCTTACAGGGCGAAACTGGGCGGCAGATTCTCAATGCTGTGATTGCTGGCCAGTTGTCAGCGGCTCAGGGTGCTCAGGCATTCGTGACGGGCGCGATGCTCGCACAGGGTGCAGGAGTAGCGGCGGAAGCCACCTTGAACGCTGGTTCGCTGGCCGGCATCGCCATGGACGGAAGGTTGCTAGCAACCCTTCTGTACGTCCCGGCGGTAACCACGGCTCAGGCGCTATCCGTTGGCCTGCCGGCTGACGTGGCGCTGGCAAGGGGCATGGCTCAAATGGGCACCCTTGTTGCAACTACCATTGCCGACACGGCGCGCACGGCTACACAGGTCGCGATGGCCGCTGAGCCGAAGTGCGTTGCTTACGTGCGGGTGGTGAAGCTACCGGCATGCTCCAGGTGCATCGTCTTGGCCGGCAGACAGTACAGCTACTCAGAAGGTTTCAAGCGTCACCCGAAGTGTGATTGCGGTATGGAGCCCATGAGCGATCAGGAATGGCGCGAGAGCGCCAGCCCGGAAGACATATTCAGGCAGATGACTCCGGAAGAGCGTCGAAAGCGCTTCGGTGCTGCGGGGGCTGATGCCATCGAGAATGGCGCTGACATAGGTCAGGTGGTCAACGCGCGACGCGGAATGGCCACCGCCACTACAGGCAAGAAGGTCACCACCGAGGGGACCACCCGGCGCGGTATCGGCGGTAAGGCGCTTGACGCTGGCTTCGAGAAGACGCCAGGAAAGCGCTACACCCGTTCCCGGGAAGCGCGCCTGATGCCTGAACAGATCCTAAAGCAAGCGGATGACAACCGTGAGCTTCAAATCGCCTTGCTCAAGAAGCACGGCTTTATCACGTAGGGAGCGATTCCCCCATGCCTGAGACCCTCAACCCGAATGGCCCTGACGCTGGCGCTGACACCCCCAAGGATGGGGACCCTGGCAAGGCTGAGGGCACGCCCCCGAAGAACGGGCCGGCCGATGACGGTAAGGGCGACCAGAGCGACGCTGAGGCGGAGCTAGGCGACGCCGGTAAGAAGGCCATCAAGACGGAGCGCGATGCCCGTAAGGCGGCTGAGAAGGAACGCGATGAACTACAGGCGGAAGTCAAGCGCCTACAGCGTTCCAATGCAGCGGTCAAGGGCGCGGACCTTGACGCTATCAAGAGTGAGATCCGGGCGGAGTTTGCCACCCAGCTAGCCGAGACAGCCATCAAGGCTGAGGCCAAGGGGCGCCTACAGGACCCGGCTGACGCTCTGCTTTTCCTCAAGGCTTCCGACGTTGACACCAGCGACGAAGCCGCCGTGACGAAGGCCATTGATGACCTTCTCAAGGCACGTCCCTATCTGGCTGCCGCTGAGTCCGGAGTCAAGCCGTGGGGCTACGTTGGCGGGGGCAAGACGCCTTCCGCTGAGCCTGAGCCGAAGGACGCACTTGAGCGCATGGCGCGTGCGTATGGCAAGGGCAAGTAACCACCTCCGATTTTCGTAGGTGCCTTCTGACATTGGAGACTTTCCATGCCCCTAACTCTGACTGAGGCCGCGAAGCTGTCGCAGGATGACCTACAGCGCGGTGTACTTGAGACCTTCGTTCAGGAATCTCCGGTTCTGGACCGTATCCCGTTCTTGACCATTCAGGGCAACGCGTACGCCTACAACGAAGAGGCGACGCTACCGGGTGTTGCGTTCCGGTCGGTGAATGAGGCTTACCCGGAGTCCACGGGCACGGTTAACCCAAAGTCTGAGAAGCTGGTCATCATGGGTGGTGACGCTGATGTTGACCGCTTCATCGTCCAGACCCGGGGCAACCTGAACGATCAGCGCGCCATTCAGACCCGGATGAAGGTGAAGGCGGCTTCGTACTTTTTCCAGGACAATTTCATCAACGGTGACACCGCCGTCACGCCGAAGGGCTTTGATGGTCTCAAGAAGCGCCTGACCGGTGCTCAGGTCATCGCGACTGCCACCAACGGCATGGGTCCCGTGGCCGGCGGACACGACTTCTTCGACGCGCTAGACGCGCTGATCGCTCAGGTTCCCGGCATCAACGGCAGTAACGGCGCGCTATACACCAACAGCAAGATCATCGCAAAGGTCAAGTCCAGCGCACGGCGTCTTGGTGGGGTTGAGATGATCCGTGAGGCGCTGACCCAGAAGATGGTGGCCACGTACAACGGCATCCCGCTTCTAGACATCGGCCAGACGTCGGCTGGTGCGGACATCATCCCCCAGACGGAGACTCAGGGCACGTCCAGTGCGGCGGGCTCGATCTACGCCGTGAAGTTCGGTTCCGCTGAGGGTGACCAGGCCGTGACGGGTCTGACCAACGGTGGCGTTCAGGTCCGTGACCTGGGTGAGCTTGACGTGATGCCGGTCTACCGGACGCGCCTTGAGTTCTACACGGGTCTCGCGCTGTTCGGCGGTAAGGCGGCTGCCCGTCTGACCGGCGTTCTGGCTGCCTGATCGAAGGAGATTGAGCCTTGCCACCGAAGGCAAAGACTGCCACCCCTGATGTGCCGCACGAAGAGGCTTGCAAGGGTCCCCGGGTGGAGAGTTACACGGCTCTTCGCCCGGATGGCTCTGAGGCTTCCGTGACACGCTGTCAGGAGTGCGGAGCACAGACCACGAAGTAACGGAAGGGGTGCCCCATGGCACTGCCGCCGCTGGCCACGATTGATGATCTGGCAGCGCACATGCAGGTTGATCCGGGCACCCTTCCGGCCGGCGCAGTGTCCGCATTGGACCAGGTCTCTGCGATCATCCGGAAGGAAGCCCGCAACAACTTCCAGCGTCGGACCACCACGCTTACGCGGACTCCGCATCAGGGCGTGATCCGGCTGCCGCTCAGGCCCGTTGTTTCAGTGGACTCCGTGACGCGCGATGGTGCGCCGGTTGACTACCGCTGGGATGACGAGACAGAGCGGCTGTTTGTGGGCGCCTGTGCGCCCGTCACAGTGACTTTCACGCATGGGTACGCATCAGTGCCCGGGGACGTTGTGGCAGTCGCTCTGACAGCCGCTCAGCGCGTTCTGACGAACCCCAATGACCTACGGCAGGAAACCGTTGGTGCGGTCAGCGTCACATACGCGGCTGAGACCATCGGCGCAAGCCTCAGTCAGGCTGACAAGGACCTTCTAGGGCGCTACCGGCGAACGTTCGCTGTGGGCAGGCTTCTATGAGCACGCTGTATGGCGAAACCGTGAGGCTGGTTCGGGCGCCCTTCAAGGTCGACAAGTATGGCAACACCACCAGCGAACGTGACTGGTCGGCTGCCACCCGCACGGAATACACGGGCCTGATGGTTCAGCCGGACGCTTCCAGTGAAGCCACGGGGGACCGACCCACGGTCATCACGGGTTGGCGCCTGATCACTCCGAAGGGCCGTGACTTCCCGGCGCTGGCCACGGACCGCGTTGAGTGGGAGGGCTTGACGCTGCAAGTTGACGGCAAGGTTGGCCGGTTCAAGGTAGGCGGTCGCCTACATCATGTAGAAGCACGGCTCAAGGAGGTTACTGGATGAGCGGCCCACGAATTCGGTATAACTTTGATGCCATCCGGGCGCTGAATACGGCACCGCGTACGCATGCCTACCTTCTCAAGAAGGCGCATGATGTTGATGCCGCTCTTCGCAGCGTCGGTGTGCAGACCCGCGTTGATGCTCAGGCCGGTCCGAATCGTGCCCGCGCGGCTGTGATTGCCGGCTACGAAGACGGAGCCACGGCCGAGGGAACCAGGCGGAACCTCTTGCTAGCCCTAGATGCGGCGGCTGATCCGATTGAGTAAGCCAGTCATCGTCTTCCCTGATGCTGTGCTGGTCACCATCCTGTACCTACGCGAAGTCGTCCCGGGCCTTTCTGTCTACTCACGCGTTCCCGATCCACGGCCGGCGGAATTTGTTCGCGTCGAACGGCTAGGCGGCATGCGGCGTGCGCTGATTCTCGACCGTCCTCGAATGAATGTTGAGTGCTGGTCAGACAGTGAAGAGAATGCGGCAGACCTAAGCGCCCGGGTGCGTGCGTACGCGCTGGCGATGGCTGGCAAGCGTGGCGATACCACGGTCTACGACGTGGTCGAAGTGTCCGGCCCCATGTGGCTGCCTGATTCTGCGTCTGGGCAACCCCGATACTCATTTGCTGTTGAGTTCTCCACCAGGGGAACCAGATTGGAAACCCTATGAGCGGTAACGTCAACAATCCTCGACTATGGGAAGGTGCGGATCTGTGGACTGCACCTGTCGCCACGGCACTGCCACCTGAGCTTGATGACGCCATGGGCACTGTTCCGGCATGGAAGGCCGTTGGTCTTCTCTCCGAGGATGGTGCTTCTGAGGCCCGTGACGAGGATACCACGGACTTCTATGCGTGGGGTGGCAAGCTCATCCGCACGAAGCGCAGCAAGCACAAGCGCAGCATCACGGTTACGTGCCTTGAGGACAACCTAGTTGTCTTCGGGCTGGTGAACCCTGGCTCCACCGTTGAGACCACGGCTGGCGTGAACAAGCGCACGGTCAAGATTCCGAAGACCAACAAGCGTAGTTTCGTGCTTGAGCTGGTAGACGGAGACATTACCCGGCGCCGGCATATTCCTTCGGGAGAGGTTACGGCCATCGGGGAAGTCAAGCTGTCCGAGTCGGACATGCAGGCATTTGAGCTGACCATCACCATCTACCCGGACGCTGATGACGTGCTGTACGTCGACTACGACAACGACACGGCTAACGCTGCCACGGCGTAACTGGCCACCTCCGAAAATTCGTAGGTGCTCCGACTGGTGGGACCAGGATTCTGGGTGGAGTCCTGGTCTCGCCGCATTCCCACCCATCACCCGCTAGGAGACACACAATCATGGCTTCGAAGAACGATGCGCTGGGCACCTCGACTGTCATTGAGTACAACGGCGACACCTACAGCGTTCCACCGGCTGAGGACTGGGACCTTGATGTCCTTGAGGCCATTGACGATCAGCGGATGACCCATGCACTGAAGGCGCTTCTGGGTGATGACCAGTACGCCACGTTCCGCAAGTCCAATCGCAAGGTTGCCGATCTCGGCAAGTTCTTTGAGGTGGCCGGTAGGGCTGTAGGCGCGGGAAACTCTTAAGCCTTCTGAGGCTCATTCGGGAGCACGGGGACGCGATTGAGGCAGACCTAGCATTCCGGGGTGTTGACCTTCTCGACCTATGGCGCCGGAAGATCAGCCCCCGGAAGATGGCCGTTCTGATCTGGGGCCTACCGCCGGACAGCGCCACGCGTCAGGCCATCAATCAGGGCAAGCCACTGTGGTCGACCACTGACTACTTGCTGGCTGACTTGATTGACGTTACGCAGTACAACACATGGGCTGTGGCCAACAAGGACGTTCCGCGTATGGACCAGTCAAAGCCACCTCAGCCCTACCCGCGTCCCGGTATGAATGAGCCGAAGAAGGCGAAGATCACGGCGGCTGCCCTGTTGGACTTCAGGGAGCGCACGAAGGGAAGGTGACCCATGAGCGGCAGCGCTCCGGAGATTGCCGTAGCTTACGTGTCGATTGTCCCTGAAATTCAGGGCTTCGCGCGTCAGCTACGCCAGCAAATCATCGGGCCGGCGGGGAATGCAGGAGACCAGGCAGGCGATCAGGTCAGTGGCGGGCTTAAGGATAAGCTACTCAAGGGTGGGGCTGTTGCAGCGGCAGCCGCTGGGGCTGTAATCGCCAAGGGTCTAACTGACGCCATTGACCAGGCAAACGTGACCAAGAGGCTACAGGCGCAACTAGGGGCCACCAGTGCCGATGCTAAGAAGTACGGTGACGTAGCCGGCAAGCTCTACGCTAAGGGTGTCACGGACAACTTCGAGGCCGGCGCTGATGCCATCAAGGCCGTAGTCAAGGGTGGCCTGGTACCACCCGGCGCCACGAATGCTCAGCTTGAGTCCATAGCCACGAAGATGACAGACGTTGCAGCGACGTTCGGCACCGACATGGATATGCAGTCTCAGGCTGTTTCGGCACTGTTGAAGAACGGACTTGCTAAGAACGCCACCGAAGCACTTGATGTGGTGGCTACCGGCTTCCAGAAGCTAGGTCCGAACGCTGATGACCTTCTAGACACCTTCCAGGAATACCCGGTTCAGCTTCGCAAGCTGGGCCTTGACTCGAAGACTTCCCTAGGGCTTTTCTCCCAGGGTCTACAGGGCGGCGCCCGTAATACGGACATCATCGCTGACGCGCTCAAGGAATTCTCCATTCGTTCCATTGATATGAGTAAGACTTCCAGGGACGCCTATGCGTCACTGGGGCTCAATGCTCAGGAAATGGAACGGAAGATTGGCAAGGGCGGTAAGTCGGCGCAGGATGGTCTACAGCAAGTCCTAGACAAGTTGCGCGGAATGCATGACCCGGTCAAACGTGAAGCGGCTGCCGTTGGCCTGTTCGGTACTCAGGCTGAGGACATGGGTAAGAGCCTATACAGCTTGGACCCGAGTAAGGCTGTCAAGGCTGTAGGGGACGTTGGTGGCGCGTCCAAGAAGATGGGTGACACGCTGCGAAGCGGCCCCATGTACCAGATCCAGACCTTCAAGCGGACCATACAGCAAGACTTCACTGAGGCGATTGGGACGTATCTGATTCCCGCGCTGACTGATGTGCTCCGCTTCGGTAAGGACGCATTCGGCTGGATCAAGGATAATCAGGGCTGGCTACTGCCGTTCGCTGCGGGCGTTGGCGCCATTGCAGCGTCAGTGGCTATCGCCAACGGCGTGATGAAGGGCATAGCCCTAGTAACGCGCGGTTGGGCGATTGCTCAGGGCCTTCTTAACACGGTCATGGCTATGAACCCATTCGTCCTGGTGGCTCTACTAGTCATAGGGCTTGGCGCTGCGCTGGTCGTGGCTTACAAGAAGTCAGAGACCTTCCGCAGCATCGTTCAGGGCGCTTTCGATGCAGTCAGGGTGGTTGTCAGCGACGTAGTTGATTGGTTTCGGAATTCCTTTGTCCCGTTCTTCAGGGACACGCTTCCGGCAGCCTTTCGGGCGCTGGTCGACTGGGTCAAGCAGAATTGGCCGTGGATCTTGGGCGCACTAACAGGCCCTATAGGTCTGGCAGTCGTCTACATCATCAAGCACTGGGACGAAGTTTCCCAGGGGTTCGCTGATGGTTGGGACTGGATGAAGCGTCATGTGTTCTACCCGATCCGGGACTTCTTCACGAAGACGATTCCGGGATGGGGTGGCACTCTGCGCGATAAGATCGTTACCTCATTCGAGGACGCTGCAACGGATGCCGGGAAGGGATTCGACAAGATTCGGGACCTTGCTAAGTCCCCAATCTCGTTCGTAATCGACACCGTCTACAACCGTGGAATCGTCGGAACCTGGAATGCCATTGCTCAGGCGTTTGGCGCTCCGAAGCTAGCCGAGTTCCACCCTAAGGGTTTCGCCGCTGGTGGCTACACAGGTGCCGGCGGAAAGTACGTGCCAGCCGGAATCGTCCACGCTGGTGAGTACGTCATTCCTAAGGAAGCGACTCAGCGAATCGGCCTAGGTCCGCTTGAGTACATGCGTAAGAACGGCAGGCTGCCCGGCTATTCAGGGGGTGGGCTGGTGGACGCGTTGGAGTGGACGAAGAGCACACTAGGTGGCGCCGGCTCAAAGGCATGGGAAGCCGTCAAGAAGGGGACTTCATGGCTCAAGGACAGCATCGAGGCTTCTGCCCGCGCTGGCGTTGACCACGTCGTTAACCCACTTCTGGACAAGATTCCTGGCCTTAATTATGGGTGGGGCAAGGCCGTCAAGCGCCTGCCCATGCGCGCTGTAGATGCCCTGTTCGGCTACTCGAAGGAAGCTGACAAGAAGCTAGTTCCGCATGTCGAATACTCGCCTTCGGCCGGCGTTGCCCAGTGGAAGCCTCTCGTACTCAAGGCGCTGAACATGGTGGGACAGCCCGCCACGCTACTGAATACTGTTCTTCGGCGTATGAATCAGGAGAGTGGCGGCAATCCTAGGGCTATCAATAACTGGGACATCAACGCAAAGAACGGAGTTCCGTCGAAGGGGCTCATGCAGGTCATCGACCCCACGTTCAACGCGTACGCCGGCAAGCTTCGGGGTCGTGGTGTGTGGGACCCGCTAGCCAACGTCTACGCTTCCATGCGCTATGCCCTTGCGACGTACGGCAGCCTGAGCGCTGCTTACGACCGCACGGGCGGCTATGACTCTGGGGGATGGCTACAACCAGGCGCCACCCTCAGCGTGAACCAGTCCGGAAAGCCTGAGCCCGTGTTCACGTCAGGACAGTGGCAGGTGCTCAGTACGCTGGCCGCGCGTGGTGCTGGTGGCCCCCAGGGTGGCCTACAGCCCGGAGACCGCCTAGTCCTGGTGACGGACGGTGGTTCCTTTGAGGCGTACGTGGACCATCGCGCCGATAAGCGGATTGAGTCTGGGCTGACCGGCCCGGCTGCCCTAGGAAGGGGACTGTAAGTGCCTGACGATGGCGAGACCGTACAGACTCCGGTCACTGAGGTGACGGAAACCGACGATGGAGTTGTGGTGATCGGCTACCCGCCCGATACCAGCACCGGAATCAGTGTTGAACCGACCGTGGGTGCCGACGATGGCACAAACCCACAAGGCCCCGAATCTGAAGGGGCGTAAGCATCTAGGGCAGGCACCTCCGAAAATTCTTAGGTGCCTGCCCTGTCACTTGAGGGGGGCTGCATGGCTTACGGAAACCCGAACCTACTGCCTGACGCGTCAAGCGCTTTCGAGAGCGGCTCACATGGATGGGCGGCCGGCGGCAACACCACATTGAGCGTTGTGTCCGGTCAGTTCATAGATGGCGCCCAATCGTTGCGCTTTACGGCCACTTCCGCTGGATCTGTCGCTGCAACTAGCCCTCGAATCGCCGGGGTCATCGCTGGGCTTGAATATGTGATTCGGGCACCCGTTCGCCGGAACAGCGTTACCGCCGGGCAGGTGGCTACCCTCACGGTTACCTGGTTCAATGATGCGGCGGCAGGGACAGTGCTTGGTACCAGCGTTAGCACTCTCGCCCTTTCTGGGGCGACTACTGGCTGGTTCTACTACAACCATCCCGTGGTGGTCGCTACTGCCCCCACTGGTGCGCTGTCCGCCACCGTGACCTTGAGCGTGAGCAATTTGGCTGCCGCTGAATATGTAAACACGGATAGCGTCTATTTCGGCGCGGCAGTGGTGCGACCAGGGAATGTGTACGGCTATAACACGGCGTCTATTGAGCAAGACACGTCTGGCTGGAAGATCGATTCTGGCATCATGGCGCGCGGTAACTGGAATCTGTCAGTTGGGCAGGGTTTCTACGCGCTTGAGGTGGCAAGCGCCGGCGCCGGTTCGCAGGAAATTCGGACCAATAACTTCATAGCGATTACGCCCGGTAAGGAATACACCAGCTACGCGCTGGTGCGGTCTCCGTCCATCACAGCTAACTGGCTGGTGGAATTTCGCTGGTTCGATGCTGCGTTCAACCAGGTCGGGCCGGTCGTGCAGACCGCCTACAGTGTGCCAGTTAATACCACCTCTTGGGTTGGTGTGACAGCTACGGCCCCTACCGGGGTCAATGCTGTGCAATGTAAGGTGTTCTTTCGCCCACAGGCGACGGCAGGGCAGCAAGTCTTTGTTCTGGAAGACGCCCAGTTCTACGCCTCCGCCAGTCGAAACCTTACGGGCAACCTTCTCACCTACGCCGAGTACAGCACTGAGGGAACCGTTCCAGCGTGGACGGTAGACGGTGGTTCGGTTTCGCTGCTTCAGACCACGAGTGCTGTGACTGATGGTCTGTTCTCGCTGAAGGTGACTCCGGATGCTCCGGGAACAGTCCGTGCCACCCTTGGCCGGCTGGTGCCTGTGGCTGCCGGAACTACGTATCAGGTGAAGGCGACGATATTTCGGCACAACACGGATTCGGCGCAGAAGGTCATCAGCGCGGTTCGCTGCCGTGTTGACTGGTATGACTCCAGCGGGGCGCTGTATCAGGCTGACAATCCAGATCAGCTCTACGCGTCCGAAGCGTCAGACGCCTGGTGGACTCAGGTTAATTCGGTTACGCGCACAGCCCCCGATGGTGCTGTGTATGCCAAGGTTGGATTTGAACTAAGCAGCGACAATCCACTGGTCGATTACTGGTTTGTCGATAACTTCTCGCTGATACCAGCCACGGCCGAATACACGCTATCTACGTCCAACGATACCGGCTCTATCACGCTCGCTGTCAACTATGTGCCAGACCACGCTTCTACCGCATCCAACGTGACCATCACGCGCATGGATGACAACGGCAAGGCAGCGCCTATGCGCGCGTACGGTCGAACGTGGAATCTAGCGCCTAACCCGTACTCCGTCATCCTGGTTGAGGACTATGAGGCGCCGCTGGGGTCCCGTGTGTGGTACTCAGTCCAGTGGTCCGATAGCACAGGTGCCAATCGTGGGCCGCGCCTACTGACCCAGACGGTTGACGCTCCGATTCTGCCCGATGGCGATTACGTCTGGTTCAAGTCTCCGGGGGTTCCGGCGCTCAACACGCAAGTGATGGTCGAAGAGCCGCTGTCTTGGTCCCGGGCAGCGCGATCACAGCGCTATGACGTGGTGGGGCGCAAGAATCCGATTCACGTCACTGGTGCGCGTGCAGGCAGGCAGTCCAGTATTACGGTCCTTACGTGGGACCCGGAAGCTAACGCCTTGTTTGACTCGCTACTGGATGCCGGAACCGTGGCGCTGGTCCAAGCCATGCCCGGATACGGCATTGACGGCAACCTGTACGTGTCAATCGGAGATGTGGACGTTGAGCCGCTGAACTCAGATGCCCGCGAATATGGGTGGCGTTGGACGCTGGCCATAACTGAGGTTGACCGGCCTGACGGGGGACTACAGGGCTCCGCTTCTACTACTTGGCAGACCATCACGAACACCTACGCCACATGGGAAGACCTGTTTTCCTCCCACGAGACATGGGCGGACGTTCTCACGAAGGGGTGATCAATGCAGCCGGTAAGCCCGAAGTGGGCGCCGGCACTCACTACGGATCACGGACTGTCCGTCAAGGTGAACGTCCTTTACAACGGCGCTGTGGTCGCTGAGGACATTGCCTTTACGGATGGCACTGTGAGAGTGGATAGGGGCAGCGACGTTCGGCGTTCGCTGTCCCTATCCATTGCTGATCCGCGTGAGTTCCCGGTGAACGCAACAGACAAGTTCGCTGTCTATGGCCAGCGCATTTACGTTGAGGCTGGCATTCAATACCTTGACGGAACCACTGAGCGGGTGCCAGTCGGTACATTCGTCATCACATCTGTAAGTGGCAACATCCACACCGGCCCACTAAGTGTTCAGGCCAGCGGGCTGGAAATCCTACTCAAGCGCGCCATGTGGGACACAGCCACCAGCACGAAGAACTACCCGTCAGCCGCCGCTTTCCTGGCTGCCAAGATTCCCGCCACCGTGCCGGGTGCATCCTTTGTGGACTCATCTACGAACGGTAAGAAGGCTCTGGCGACGAAGACGTGGGATGCATTCACGGACACATGGGCGGCATGCCGTGAGGTTGCTGACAGCGTCGGTGCTGAACTGTTCTGCGACGCTAACGGGACCTTCCGCATGGTAGATATCCCGGACCCCATGAGCGGCACTCGGGTACCCGTCTGGGATGTGGCGGCCGGCGAAGGTGGAGTAATGGTCAGCGCCAATATGGAACTGTCCGCAGACGGGGTCTACAACCGAGTTGTAGTGACCGGTGAGAACAGCTCTGATGACGCGCCACCGGTAAAGGGAATTGCCACAATCAGCAGCACCTCAGACCCCCTGTACTACGGAGGGCCGTTCGGCAAGGTGACGAAGTCCTACAGCTCGTCGCTAGTAACCACTCTGGTGCAGGCTCAGCAGACCGCTACAGCGCTTCTAGCGAAGTACCGGGCACCTAATCGCACGGTGACGCTTGAGGCGGTACCAAACACTGCCCTAGACGCCGGCGACTGCATACGCGTCAGCTATGGAGATGCCGCCCTTCCTGAGCTGCACATCGCCCATAGCTTCGATATACCGCTGACCGTGGGTGGCAATTTCACCATCAACACCGTGAGCGGCAAGGAGGAATCACAGTAGTGGCAGGCATTGACAGGATTCTCACTGCATCCGTAGACGCGGTGAAGCGCTCAGGTGCCCTTGAATCTGGCGCGCTTATGGCAACGGTCAGTGCGGTCAACTCGAACGGGACCGTGGACCTTACCCGGGCGGATGATGAGTACCCCAGCGTGCGTGTGCTGTCCGGGTATCTTCGGCCGGCGGCGGGGGACAGCGTAGAGATGCTGCGCTCCGCTGGTGGGTGGGTCTGTATTGGGAAGTTGCGCACCAATAACAGCCCGCTAATGCAGCGTGGAACGGCCACAACCCCATCGTCGGGGGGCACTACAGGCACTTGGACAGCGGTAGCGGTCACATTCCCACTGTCCTTCGCTTCTGCGCCGACGATTATCGCTACTCCCATTTCATCCGTGACCGCTGGCACCACCGAGATCAACTGGACAGTTACGGGTGCCAGTACCACGGGCTTTGAGCTTCGATGCCGCCGGACCACAGACAACGCGACCACCTTCGGGTGGGTAGCTACTGACTTCTAGGGGGAACTGTGCCACTAACCGACTCCTACGGGCAGGGTATCCAGTACCCGACCCTTACCGACAAGCCCAACGCGCAGACTCTGGGGCAGGGCATTGTTGATGGCCTAACCCCAAAGGTCGTCATGACATACGCCAGCGCCATTGTGCGCGGTGCCACCATCAAGAAGCCCACGGCGGGCATGCTTACTTGGCTGAAGGATGTTGGCCGGCTTGAGGTGTATGACGGTTCCGGGTGGGCCGTTGTTACCGCTGGAACTTCCACATGGAAGACCATTGATCTAGCAACCAGCGAATACTCACACAACGGCAACAGTCAGGGAACGTTCCAGTACCGCCTAATCAACCTGTTTGGTGAAATGGGCCTGATGTTCCGGGGTGGCATCGGTGTCACCTACCCGTACCCGAACGGCTCCCTACCGGGCAATGGCAGGCTTAATGCCTCAGCGCTACCGGTAGGCGCGCGCCCTTCCACGCTTCGAACGGTGGTGGTGCCTTGCTCCGACACCAGTTCAAACCGCATCACCCTCAAGATGGACATCACGACAGACGGAATACTCAAGCTCTTCGGCACTCAGGCGGACAGCAAGCCCCCGTGGGTTGGCTTCAACGGCGTCTTTTGCTCGCTCTAGCACATACGAAAATTCGTAGGTGCCAGCCCCTGGGGGCTTTCCACTCACTAGACATAAGTAGAGACGTATGCCCCACAGGAAGGAGATGCGCAGTGGCTTCTACCGCTGATGCGATGCTGGCTCAGGCGGCTAAGGATGCCGATGCCGGATACAAGGAGGGTAAGAGCAACGACACTAAGTTCGGTCGCTGGTATCCCATGAACTACCAGCCGTGGTGTGACATGGCTGTCTCGAAGTGGGCTGAAGATTCCGGCAACGCCGATATCGTCGGCAAGTTCGCTTACTGCCCTTCGCATGTGAACTGGTTCAAGGCGCGCGGCCAGTGGCATGATCGGGGTGCGGCTGTGAGGCGCGGCGATATTGTGTTTTTTTCCTGGGATGGTGGGCCGCTGGCTGACCATGTCGGTGTGGTCACGGCTGACGCTGCCGCTGGTGCTGACGTGCACACCATTGAGGGGAACACGTCCAGCGGCAATGCCGGTTCTCAGGGCAACGGGGATGGCGTCTACCGGCGCACCCGTGGCCGTGGTGTGATTCTCGGTTTCGGCCGTCCGTCCTACAAGGTTGCCCCTAAGCCGGCCGCAAAGTATGAGCCCTTCCCTGGGGTGGACTACTTCAAGAAGAACCCCCGTTCTTCGGTGATCACTCGCATGGGTGAGCGCCTGGTGGCTGAAGGCTACGGCGGCTACGCGAAGGGTCCGGGTCCACAGTGGACCGATGCTGACCGCCGGGCGTTCGCCTGGTGGCAGAAGGTCTACAGCGCGAAGAACCACCTTGGTTGGTCGGGTAGCGATGTGGACGGATGGCCGGGCAAGGCTTCGTGGGACGCGCTTAAGGTGCCGAAGGGCTAGCCAATGCCACTACAGGAAGAGCCGGGAGCGTGGGTTCCCGGCTCTGAGATTTACGCGGAGCTACGGCGCTTGTCTGAGCTGGTGACCCGGCTGGATGAGCGCCTAGCGCACGACAAGACCGGCGACGACGTGGCGGACCTACAGACCCGTGTGAGCGCCCTAGAGCAGCGTGTGTGGCGCGCCTCCGGGTTCGCTGCCGCCGTAGGTGCCCTGGTTGGTGTCGCTGTGCCATTCCTGACGAAGTGAGGTAGGCCCTATGGGGGCTCACAGCAAGCCCCGCAAGGCGTATGATTCCGCCTTCATGAGTGTGTATGACACTGCGGTATGGATTGCGAAGCATCGACGCAAGGTCTACGCGGCCCTGGTGGTACTTCTTCCGCTGGCTGCACGACTGGTCCCGGGCTTCCCGGCTGACGCACTGCTAGACGCCTGCAAGGTCTTCCTGGGCGCCTAGGCTTTCGACTCACTAACCCCCCAGTGCAGGCGCGAATAGCGCCCGGAGGGAGAGACGTGAGCTATCAGAACATTGCCTTCGTTGGCAAGGCTCGAAGCGGCAAGGACACGGCCGGCGAGCGCCTGGTGCAACACTGGATGTTTACTCGGCTGGCCTTCGCTGACCCGCTCAAGCGCATGGCGCTTCAAGTAGACCCGCTGATTCCCATGAAGCACTTGGACTCACATGCGCGCCTGTCTGCTTGCGTGACTGCCGCTGGTTGGGAAGACGCAAAGGATCGCTGGCCGGAGATTCGCCGGGTGCTCCAGCGCATGGGGCATACGGTCCGTGAGCTTGACCCTGACTTCTGGGTGCGAGCGCTCATGGATAAGGCGAAGGCTGCCGACGGCTGGAACATGCCCGTGGTCGTGACTGACTGCCGTTACCGCAATGAGGCTGAGACGCTGCGCGCGGCTGGCTTCCGCCTGGTTCGCATCAAGCGCCCAACTCCGCTGAAGAAGATGAGGCGCGAAGCACTGCACCCCAGCGAGACCGAACTAGACGGCTACCCGTGTGATGACACGATCATCAACGCGGGCAGCGTCTTTGACCTGCACACAGCCGTTGACGCCCTGGTGCGCCGGCGCTGACCCCTGCCCCCTGGTGGCTCCCTGAGCGGAGTACGCCGGGGGGCTTTTTGCGTAACACTCACCTACGAATTTTCGGATGTGGTGGACACGATGCCCATAGGTGGTGCTACTGTTCTCACGTCGGCAAGAGAACAGCGAAGGTGGGGTAACGGAAGTGCCTAAGAAGGGTGCACGCCAGCCGTGGCGTCTTACGTTCCAGTACGCGACTCAGGCCAAGGCATCCACGCACGCGCACTACACGGAAGAGGACGCACAGCGTCAGGCGGATGAGATGCTCGAGACCGCTGAGCGCCGTTCTAGCTCCGTTAGCCTCACCATCAGCAACCGTGACACGGGGGTGGCCTATGCCTACCCCATCAACCAGGGAGAGACCATGGCTGAGACCACCGTTGAGAAGCTTGACGTCAACGAAGACGCCGGTAAGGCTGCCCTTGAGCAGATCGACGCCAACATTGAGCGCGCTAAGACGCTTGCCACTGAGGGCAACACGGAAGCTCTTGACGCGCTGTTTGAGGAAAACGAAGCACTGATCTCCGCCCTTAGCGGTAAGGGCAGCATTAAGGCCAAGAAGGAGAAGCGCGACGCGTGGACTACAGCCGTAGATGAGGGCACGGCGGCAAAGGCTGAGGTGAAGAAGGTCACCGAAGGCAAGGTGATGGGTCCGGCATGGGACAAGATCGAGGGCGTTCCGGAGCTTGTAAACGCTGCCGCAGAAAAGCTCTCCGAGGGTGTCCGTCTGCACCTCAAGGGTTCCCAGGTGGCCAAGGATGTTGCCGCCGTGGTCTTTGAAGCATGGCTCAAGGTGGAGAACAGCGCGGGGGCCCCGGACATCCTCGGGGACATGGCTGAGTCCAAGAACATCAGCAAGGCCGTTCTGTCGGTTGCTGGTGGCGGCTTCGAAGACAACTGGGACAACAAGGAAGCACTTCGCAAGCTCATGCGGAGCGTGCAGGACTACCGTTCTGACGTGCGCGCTGAGTGGCTTCGGTCGCTGGACGGAGACACGGAAGAGGCTGCCGCCCGGCGTGAACTGATGGCCAAGGTGCTTGAGGGTAAGCCGGAAGACGAGAAGGCATCGGAGTGGGTTGCCAACGTCTACGGCACCTCGACCATCGGTCAGGCGGAGAAGAAGCGCCTTGACTATCAGGAGAAGAAGAGGGCGGCTGAACTGACCGCTGGTGGCTCTGGGGCCGGCGAGGGTACCGGTGATGGCGAAGGCGACGCCGGCGACGACAAGCAGGAACCGGCCGATGAGACCAACCCGGATGAGTACCTGAGGAAGACTGTCGACCGACTCCTGAAGGACATCAGCAAGGCGAAGCCCGAAACGGTGGAGAAGGCCAGCGCTGAGACGAAGGAAGCCCAGCGGAAGCGCCTTGAGAAGGCTCTGGAAGCTCTGCGCGCCATGATCGCTGCCACCCTGTAGCAAGCGCAGAAGGGAAGGCCCGGAGGTACCCCCAGTGCCCCGGGCCTTCATGGTTACACCTCCGAAAATCAGTAGGCATTCGACTCACTAGGGAGCACGGTATGGCCGATATGACCACGGAAGCGATTCAGGCCCGGGATGAAGCCCGGCGTGTGATCGCTGAACTAATCGCCCGGCACGGTGAAGCTCTACCCCTGCCGTTCGTGTCACGCCTTGAGGGCGCCCGGGACTGGCTTGAGAACTATGAAGAGTCTGGCATCACTCCGGAAGAGCCCATGCCGGTGCATCAGCAGTGAGTGAGGATGAGGCACAGACCTTGTGCCACAAGTGTCGTCTGATCCGCCCTATGCGGCTAATGATGGTTGACCCGGAAACGCGCACGATGTTCCACAACCCGCGCTGCGACCTTCCGGGCGGTCTTCTCGTGTGTAACCCGAACCTTGTTCAGTGCGGAGACCCGGAGCACGCCACAGGCAGGCTGTTGCCCGGGGCAAGGCTGGCACCAATCGAAGGGAAGTGGCGTGAGGCTGAGCCATCCCGCATGAAGCCCTGAGCGCCTGCCTGAGCGCCTACTAGCCCCGTTGGGTCCCCGTGCCCGGTGGGGCTTTCGCATGCCCTACAGCGCCCGTGTAGGAGGTGGAACGCCACCCTTACAGCGCTGACCACCTGACCAGCCATAGTGTAGAAGTGTAGAAGTAACCCCCAGTCTCGTAACACATATAGAAGTCTAAGGAGATACCCGGGACACGGCTCCGAACTACACAACTACACACGCGCCTTCGACTCACTAGATAGGTAGTGATACCACTGAGGAAGGCGCCCAAATGGCCAAGGTTGAGAACGACGAAACCGGCGGAAGTCGGGTGTATTTCCGGGCTACCAACCCGGATGAGCGGTACCCCAGCGTGACCACCATTGTGGACATGCTCCCGAAGAAGTTCCTACAGCGCTGGTACGCCAACCAAGCGGCTGAGCTTGCCCTAGACAGCATCGACTACCTACAGCGCATGGTGGACCGGGACCGAGAGGGAGCCCGTAAGTGGGTGGCCGGCGCTGCATGGCGCTACACCCGGGACCGGGCCGGTATCGGCTCGAAGGCCCATGACCTGTTTGAGCGCATGATACGCGGCCAGCAACTACGGCGCCAGCATCCGGACCTTGAGCCGTACCGCCGTAACTTCCGGGACTTCCTTGACACGGTCAAGCCTGAGCTGGTACGCGCTGAGGATGTGGCCTGGTGTGACCTGTACCAGTACGCCGGTTCCTTTGATGCGTGGTTGCGCTTGCGCGTTCTGGTTCAGGCTGACGGTACATGGATGATCGCTCCGGACGATCCGGACGCCATCACGGTGGACGTGATCGCTGACTGGAAGACCAGTAAGAGCGTGTGGCCGAGCGTTGCCCTTCAGATGGCTGCCTACGCGTACGCGGACAAGATCATTGACCCTGACGGCAACGAAGAGCCCATGCCGGTCATCGACGGTGCCGTAGTCCTGCACATCACCCCGGAAGGCTGGACGCTGTACCCAGTCTACGCTCCGCAACTGGCCGAAGCCTTCAATCACTTCGTGTACCTCCGTCACACACTGGAGTGGGAGCGGTCCGGGTCACGCAAGGCTCTGGGTGCTGCACTGGCGTCTTCGCGTGAGCTTACTGGGACGGAGCGACGAGGGTAGGCATTCGGCTCACTAGACCATGGGTACAAGCCGCCAACCCTTGGAGAGACCTTGAAGGACGTTGCCAAGTTTACCGGTGTAGTCGCCCTGTACGCGCTGATCATCCTTGCGACCGCATGCGTACAGGTGTGGCTTGTCATGCTGGCGATTGGCGCCCTGCACCACGCTGCCCACGCTGTCCCTTCGCTGTCGTACTGCGGGTCGTCCTGGTTGGTCGTCCTTGCCTATCTGATGGTGTGGCCGGCCGTCGCCAGTGGCAAGCGCACCGAGAACTAACCCAGTTGAGCCCCCTGGTCCTTCGGGATCAGGGGGCTTTTCTGCGTTCTGGGCCTGGTCCCGCTGGCAGGCATTCGACGCCCTAGACACCAAGTGCAAGAGGAAAACGCGCGGCGGACGGGGCAGGCATTCGACCCCCTAGACCAAAAGCGCAAGGAGATTCGCAGTAGGGGAGCGCCCATGGCGATGGACAAGAGCATTTTCGATGACCCGGAGCGCGGAGAGCGAGAAGAGAAGTTCAAGCGCCCGGAGTACGCGTTCCAGTTCCGGACCGGCATGCAGAACGCGCGCAAGAAGCCTGTGAGCCTTGCCAAGTTCCGTGTCCTTGCGGCCGGCGAAGAGACCGCGAAGGGCATAGCGGAACTGATGGGCGGAACCCCGTCCGAGAAGTTCCCGGAGAAGGATCACAACTTTGAGATCCTGACGGATGCTTCCAGCGTTGAGATTGTCATCAGTGGCGCTGACGCCATTGAGGACAAGTTCATGCAGTGGGGGCCGAACGGGCTTCCCATCCATGAGTGCGACGGGCGCCTGTCGCTCATGCCGGATGACAAGGGTGAGCCGTGCGGATGCACTGGCACGCTCAAGGAGCGCAAGGCAAAGAGCCGTGCGGGCAAGGGCGCTGGCCCTAACATCATCGTCTCGTTCCGGCTGGCTGGTCTCGGCTATGAGCTTGGTATGGGTCGGTGGATTGCCACTTCCTGGCAGTTCGCTGAGACCGTGCACGATGTCAAGGATGCTCTTGACGACGTGGATGGAGAGGCCCTATGTCGACTGGAGATCGTGCAGGAGGAATTCGAGCTTGACGGAGAGCTGATCAAGTACAAGAAGCCCGTCATTACGGTTCTCGGTTCCTACTCGGACGCCATTGCCGAAGAGCGCTAGGGGCATGCCCGATGGCACTGTCTGAAAGCCAGCGTGAAACGGCAGTGCGAATCATCAGGGGGGCGGCTGACGAATATGTCCGGCTGCCCCTTTGGGAGTTCCACCCGTACTACCGCCCGTTGATCCTGTCCGAACGGACCCGGCGCGGTTTCAACCTTGACCCTGAGCCTACGGGCGATCACGAATACAACTAGGAGAGCATCACATGGCTATCTACGGAGTTTTCCGCACCGACGATGTCCAGCCGGGTGAGTTCGTTTCCGCTGTGGTGATCGCACCGGGTGTGGACCAGGCGCGGCGCGCTGTGGCTCATCTATCCGGTGTGGTTGCGACCGGCAAGGGCCGGAACGTGAAGGCTGAGAAGCTGGACACCACGGGCGCAACGCGTCTGGTTTCCATCTACGAGGATGAGCGGACCCCTGAGCCGGCGGAGGATGACCCGGCTGACAACTACCCCTATGACGACATGATCGGCTGACCTTGTGCCCGGTGCTTGCGCTTCATGCGCTGGTACCGGGCTTGAGGCATTGGGGGGCAGGGTGCCCCAAAAGGAGAGACGACGATGACGTTTCAGGCTGGCGACAAGGTCAAGTACGCGAAGATGCGTGACGCTGCGGAGATCCTGAGCGGCCCGCACGCGTCCCAGGGTGGCGCTGACCGGTACCTGATCGAGAAGGCGGATGGTAACGTTTCGCTGGTCAAGGTGACTGAGCTGTCCGAACTCGACGGCCGGCGGGAAGTGGTTGCGGCTGCCATTCACCAGGCGCTCTACCTGCGAAGCCTTAGCAAGGCCAGCCGTGTGTCGCGCTCTCGGGTTATTGAGCTGGCTGACGCTGCGCTGGCTGCACTGGACGGTATCGAGAAGTCCAGCCCGCTGGCAAAGGGAGATCGCATCCGCATCACGAAGCACGGCCTTGAGTTCGCCACGGTGATCGTGGGCGACGTGCTCATGGTGGATAACGTGGACGCGTACGGGGATGGCACCGTTTTCACGACAAACGCGCCCCGGTCTACCGGCATGCGTGACTGCTGGTACTTCCGCCACGACAGTGAAGGCCGTGGGTGGGAGCGCGTCTAACCCTGTTGCCCGGTCTCTGGTGGCGCTTCGTGCGCTGCCGGGGTCCGGGCCTTTGGCGTTAGGGAAGTCATATCGATAGGGGAGATCATGACTGTTGGTGAGCTTCGAAGGTTCATGAACACGCTACCGCTGGACAGCGACGATATGCCTGTTGTTGCGCTGGACGGTGATACTGCGGAGTTGTTCCAGGTGTTCAAGGCCACCCAGGGGACGATTGGCGCATCGAGCGCGCTGGTGCTAGGGATCGAAATTAGCGATTAGGAAGGCGTAGCCGTATGGCTAAACGTGGGGTAGTCACGGACTATGCCGGCAACGAACTGCACCCCGGGGACCTGGTGGCATACAGCGCACGTCAGGGCAACCGGGTCCGCATGGCTGACGCTGTGGTACTTGAAGCAACAGCGAAGCCCGCGCAAGTAGAAGGTGTTGGCCTGGTCCTGGTGCCGGTATTGCGCGTGCAGCCAACTGGGGTGGAATCGGGGTTTGTGAAGCGCAAAACCTCGACGCCTCAGTGGATTACCACTGAGCATGTTCGACTAGTGACCCCGGGCTTTGACCCGGCAGTCACATCCGAAAATCCGTAGGTGCCCAGTGGTCATTTCTGGCGAGTCTGCCCCCGCTCTGGGTGATGTGCGGGCTGCATCTTTCGGTGAAACCATCTGGCTCAAGCCGGGCGTAACCAATCGTAAAGACTGGCCCCGGTATGCGGATGCGCTGATTGTGGCGCTCACGCGCGGGGCCGCTATCTGCTGGCGTGGGAGGGAACTGCCCTAATGGAATTCGATGCGGTTCGGGACAACCTTACGGCCCTGATCATGGAGACTGAGCATCATATGGGTCCTGCCGTGGACTCGGTGGATCGGATGCGCGGTGAGTTGATCGGGCGCGGCTGGTCCGAAGGTGGAGCCGAACGCATGGCTACAGCCTGGTTCTCTTGGCTGGTGTCGGGAGTGAAGCGCTGATGGCGCACGGGTGCATCATCAAGGCTCTACAAGCCGGCACGGAGCGTGATTCGCGTAAGTGGACTGTGCGTAAGCGTGATGGCGTCTGGTGCGTGTACCCGCGCGGCCAATGCTGTCCGGCTTCCACATTCTGGGACTTCGCGCGTGCCATTCAGCGTGCGCAAGAACTAGCAAGGGGGATTCGCTGATGGCTCTTCGCGCGGTGCGTGACGCTGACGGAGATATCTGGGAAGAGCGCGAAGGTGGCGTGTTCCGTACGACCTACGAAGATGGGTCCTACCGTGAAGAGACTTCCTTCGCCCTTCTTGATTTGTGGTGGGGTCCACTTGCGGAGGTTGCGCAGCAATGAAGGTCTGCCGACTATGTGGGCGGGGAAAGCCCGCTGATCAGTTCCTTGCCGGTAAGGCCAAGAAGCCTAGCTCTGCATGCGCGGCGTGCAGGCGAAATCGCCAGCGTCAACATGTGCGCAGCTATTACGCTCGGTTGAGCCCTGATAAGCGCCACGAGCTGACGCACAAACGCCGGGCGGAGTCCTACGGTGTGGAGCACAAGGCGTACAGCCGCACGGCCATACTCGTTCGCTGGGGGTACGCCTGTACCTACTGCGGGGCGCATGCGAAGCATCTTGACCATGTCCACCCGCTGAGCAAGGGCGGCAAGGATGTCGAATCCAACATCGTGCCGGCTTGCCAGCGTTGCAATTTGAGCAAGGGTGCCAAGACGCTAGCTGAGTGGTCGCTGAACTTCGGACCTGATCCGGAGGTTGCGGCTGGCACAGGCTACCCGTTCTGAGCGCGGGCACGCATTCGACTCACTCACCTCCCAGTGCAACCAAAAGGAAGGGGCACTAGTGCTTTTCGTTGACATTCTCGGCAAGTTCCGGGACGTGAGTGAGCACGATGACGGGGGCTATATCGCGCTGTGCCCGGCGCACAAGGACACTGACCCGTCGCTGCGGATTTGGCGGGGAGATGACAACAAGGTTCGGCTGACGTGCCGCGCGGGATGCTCCACAGGGGCCATCATTCAGGCCGTTGAGCTGGGTTGGCCGGACCTGTTCAATGCCGAAGGCGAAGGCTCCACGGTTCCGAAGGAGAGGCCCGCCATGGTCGGCACCACCCAGATTGCCGCACTGGCCGGCTACGTGGATGATGCCCGGGACCGGCTGAGCGACGGAGGGGGAGAGTACACGGCGGCAGCGCTGGCCTATCTCGCTGACCGGTTCGGCATGGACGCTGACACAGCCTATGAACTGGGCATCGGGTACCACGGGCCGGACGTCATTGACCCGTTCCCGTTCCTGTCACGGAGCTTCAAGGCGTTCCCCCGGGTGACCGTGCCGCTGTGCAACTTCGCTGGGAATCCCAGCGGCTTGCAGGGTCGAGACATTACGGGGGAGTGCCCCGGGCGCTGGGTTGGTCTCCGTAATCCGGAAGGCTTCCGCTGGGCTCAGTATGGCGTCTTCCGGGGCCAGGGTGGCTACGGAGTCATCCTGGTGACCGAAGGCCCGGGGGATGGACTTACAGGCGTGGCTGTGGGCTATGACGTGGTGTTGATACGTGGCGCTGCCCTGGTGGGGAATCCTGAGCTTCTGGCGGAGCTTGCCGAGGGGCTTAAGGGCTATCAGGTCATCGCGTGTGGTGACGTGGACTCCGCTGGCCAGGGGTTCAACGCTCGGCTGGCCGAAGGATTCAAGCCGTACGGCATCATGGTCTATGCTCTGGACATCCCGCGCCTGAGCGCTAAGACGGACCTGACTGAGTGGCGTGAGTCGGAGCCACAGACCTTTGCGCTGAGCCTGCACCGGGCTGTCAAGGCGGCTAAGCCTGTGGCGAAGCCTGAAGAAGCACGGCGCGAAGCTGTCAGCGAAGAGCTTGCCGAAGCCACTGGGGCGGACATCGTCAGCCGGGACCAGGGCAACGAAGCGGCGCGCATCCTGGCTGGTCTTCTGGAACGCTACGGCGACACGGACGCCATGAATGCTCACGCGCTGGTTGCCTGGTGTGACGGACGCATCAAGTATGCGCCTGGACTGGGGTTCTACGTCTGGGATGGCCGTACGTGGGTGCGTTCTGAGGTCCGAGTGCGACAGGAGATCCATCGCATGGGCGCCGCTCTGGTGCTGGCCGGTAGGGTCAAGGAAGCTCGGGGTTTCACCATGACTTCGCGCATCAACGACCTGATGACAGAGCTTCGGAGCGTTCCCACTGTCTACGTGGAAGCCTCCGAATTCGATAACCGGCCTGATCTCCTGAGTTTTCGGAATGGGACTGTTGAGCTTAACACCGGGCGCCTTCGTCCGCACAGGCCGGCGGACATGCTGACGTACTGTCTCGATATCGACTATGACCCGGACGCTCAGTGTCCCCGCTGGGAACAGTTCTTGACGGAAGTCTTCCCGGACAACGTTGACCTGGTGCCCTATATGCAGCGCGTCATCGGGTACGGCATTACCGGCTACACGGACGAACAGTGTTTTTGTGTTTTTTGGGGAAAGGGAGCCAACGGCAAATCCGTACTGACTGACACGCTGTCCAGCGTCTTCCGGACCATCAGCAAGACCACACCCTTTGCCACGTTCGAGGAAAAGCCTAACGGCGGCATTCCCAACGATATTGCTGCTCTCCGGGGGTCCCGTCTGGTAATGGCGTCTGAGGGCGAGTCAGGCAAGCCCATGTCTGAAGCCGTGCTCAAGCGCGTAACGGGAAAGGACATGATTGCTGCCCGGTTCCTTCGTCAGGAGTTCTTCGAGTTCAAGCCCAGTTTCTTGCTCATGCTGGCTACGAACCACAAGCCCAAGTTCAGGGGGCAGGATGAAGGTCTCTGGCGCCGGGTCAAGATGATTCCGTTCACGCGCTACTTTGCGCCCCATGAGCGAGACTACAACCTTGACAAGAAGCTTGAGGCGGAGGCACAGGGAATCGCGGCGTGGGCCGTTCGTGGCGCGGTTGCCTGGTTCGCTGAGGGTTTGTGCGATCCGGAGTCCATCAGCGCTGCGACGAAGGAGTACAAGGAGACTTCTGACGCGCTGGCTGGCTTTTACTCGGACGATCCGAGTATGCCGGCCGTCCTGGTGAAGGATGACAGCACGCGCATCGACGGGTCGGAGGCGTACCAGGCTTACCGCGACTGGTGCGAAGCTGAGGGCCTGCCAGGTAAGGAAGTGTGGTCCCGACGCGCCTTCTACGGAGCCATGGAAGAGCGGGGTATCACCCGCAAGCGTTCTTCCAAGGGAATGGCGCTGGTAGGCGTTCGACTCACTAACAATCAGGCGCAAGCGGGTCACGGCATTTTCGCTGGCGACTGACACAACCACAACCACATACCGATAAGGGTCACCTCCGAAAATCCGGGGGTGACCCTTTTGCATGGACGGAGAGACCATGCCAATCCTTGAGCTGTGTGCGGGGTACGGCGGGCTAGGCATAGCTGTTGAGCAACTGACCGGAGACAAGGTCACGGTGGTTGCCGAAGTCCACAAGGCAGCCTGTCAGGTGATGGCCTATCGCTTCCCGGACGCGCCCAACGTGGGTGACGTTCGGTACGCCCCATGGGAAGAGCTACGGGGTGAAGTGGACACCATCACGGCGGGGTTCCCCTGTCAGGACATCAGTAACGCGGGCAAGCGTGAAGGGATCAAGGGTGAGCGCTCCGGAATCTGGTTCAACGTTGCAGACGCCATTCGGATTCTTCGACCCGGATACGTCTTCTTGGAGAACGTCGGAGCGATCCGAAATCGGGGACAAGGCGCAGTGCTCACATCGCTTCACGAAATCGGGTATAGCGCTGCATGGACAGCTATTCGAGCGTCCGACACCGGAGCGCCGCACGAAAGGCTCCGATGGTTCTGCGTTGCCACTCCTACCCACTCCGACCGTGTCTGACGCTGACCGGGGGCCGGATTTCGCCAAGGCGTCGCGCCCCGGTGCTGGTGGGGATGACCTGGTGACAGCCGTGGCCCGACTGTTTCCACGGGACCGGGCTGACAAGCTCTTCAAGACGCCTACGGCGAATCTGGGTTCAAACGGCTCTGCCCAGCACCCGGACAAGCGCAAGGCTGGCGGGCACGGGCCAACGCTTGAGGACGAAGTGGTCTTCTTGCTGAACGTGACGCCGGAAGACGTAAGCGTGGTGCACTGGAAGGACGATGGTCCGCACAGTCCGGCTGAGTGGTGGAACGAGTACGCACCAGCCGTGTATCGCTGGGAAGTCATCAGGGGCACAGCCGCCCCGGTGCCAGTGATCCGGGGTCCGCGTGGGGGAGTGAAGCTGTCCCCGGAGTTCGCTGAATGGATGATGGGCCTAGATCCTGGGTGGGTCACCAACGTCCCAGGGCTGACGCACAAGGAAAAGCTTGAGCGCATCGGCAATGGCGTGGTGCCGCACCAGGCGTTCTACGCTTTTCGGCACCTCAAGGCGCAGCTTGATGAAGCGGTCACGGCGGAGGTGCAGTGATGCAGTGCGAATGGATCAGCTATGCGCCTGGTAGGTGTGAGAGCTGGAAGTGTCACCACACGCGGAACGGGGTCAGGAAGGCAATTGCGTACGGGACTGAGGGGCTGACCCTCTTCTCCAGGGGCCGACTGCCGGGGAGCGGCGCCGTGGTCTTCGTTGAGGTTCCCCGCGAGAACTGGGAACAACTCTTCGGCGCGTAACCGAATAGCAGAAGGGGTCACCTCCGAAAATCCGGGGGTGGCCCCTTTGTGTTGAGGGGAGACAGCATGAAGGTTTTCAACTACGCGATAGCCGGCGAACCGGTGCAGGTCAAGGTGCCTGAGTCCTATGACGACTTGCTCATGTTCTGGGCTTGGTTCGTAGAAGCGGACAACAGGGGGCCTATTGGTCTCGACACGGAAACCACGGGCCTTGACGTATATTCGCCGGGCTACAAGCTCCGCACTGTCCAGTTTGGCGATAGGCATACCGGGTGGGTGATCCTGTGGGAACTGGGCGGCTACTTTCATGAGTTCGCGCTTCGGGCGCTGCGCCATGGCAAGAAATTCCAGATCCACAACGCGCCCTTTGACTGGGCTGTCTTGGACCGGCATGCGCCGGGCATGAGCATTGAGCTTCTGGCCCAGAAGACCATCGATACCCGCTTGAAGGCTGGCCTGGTGGACCCGCGCCAGCCCCAGGAAGGTGGACGGGGTACGGCACTCAAGCCGCTTATGGCCTGGTACGTGGACCCGAAGGCACCGGACACCCAGGGAGACCTTACGGCGGTCTTCCGGTCGCTCAAGCTCACGAAGGCAACTGGGTGGGCCGGTATCGACCTGATGCACCCTACATACCTTCTGTATGCCGGCCTTGACCCCATCTTCGCTGCCCGGCTGGACACTTGCCTTGACCGTGAACTTGACATGCTCGAAGTGCGGCCCCGGCTGGTCCAGTATGAGCACGAGATAGCCCGTATCTGCGCAATCATGCAGCGCAAGGGCATGGTGCTTGACGTGGACTACACCCGCGAGCTTGATGAACGGCTGGCCAGCGAAGCCCTGATGCATGAAGCGGCCTGTCTTCGCTATGGGGTCACCAATGTCAACGCGCCGGCACAGCTTCGGGAAGCGCTCAAGGGTATGGGGGAGGTGTGGTCAGCGGATGAGCTGACCGCTACCGGGGCGCTCAAGGTGGACAAGGCAGTCTTGCACCGGTTCGCTGACCTTGACTTTCAGACCGGCAAGCCGCTAGGAACGCGCAAGCCCAACCCGCTGGCTGAGGCCATCATCAAGAGTAAGCGGGCCGGTAAGTGGCGCAGTGCCTATACCCAGACCTTCCTTGATGTCATGGACAGCGACGGGCGCCTGCACAGTTTCGTGAACAGCATGCAGGCGCGCACGGGCCGCATGAGTATCACGCGTCCTGCACTTCAAACGCTGCCTTCTGGTGACGCAATGATCCGGCGCTGTCTGATGGCTGATGAGGGCGAAGTGGTGGTATCCACGGACTTTGCCGCTGTTGAGATGCGCGTGCTTGCTGCGTTGGCTGATGTCAAGCGCATGAAGGAAGCCATTACCAACGGTGAAGACCTGCATGCCTTCACAGCACGCCAGGTTTACGGCGAAGGCTTCACCAAACAGCATCGCAAGGTTTGTAAGGGCGTGGGCTTCTCGAAGGTCTATGGGGGTGGAGCGGCCACGACTGCAAGGCAGACCGGTGCACCCCTTGCGGACGTTCAGCGCGCCATGACTGCATATGACCGGGTGTATCCGGAGATTCGGCGTTACTCCAACCGGTTGCAGCGTCAGGCGTATGACAACGGCTTTGTTGGCGTGAGCATCACCGGCCGACGCCTGCCTGTCGACCGGGACCGGGTCTATGCCGTGACTAACTACGCCGTGCAGAGCGCTGCCCGTGACTGCCTTGGTCAGAGCCTGATCAACCTAGAAAACGCCGGGCTTCTGGACACGCTCCGCTTGCCGATCCATGACGAAGTGCTTGCCAGTGTGCCGAAGGCGGAATCGGCAGACTACGCAAAGGCCATTGAGAAGTGCATGACCTTCGACCTTATGGGAGTGCCCATTGAGGCCGAAGCAGAGGTAGGCAAGCGTTCGTGGGGGTCGCTGTACGGCGCTGAGGTGTGATCCGCGCCACTCCTGATGGTGACTGCCTGTGGCATATGCCGCTACGGGCAGTCACCTACGGATTTTCGGAGGTGGTCCGTTCGAAAAGTTCCCATGATCTTTTGTCCGGTTCGCCTGATGGCCTCTCGAAGGTCGGCACCTTCGTAATGCAGGCGTGATCCCCGGTATGCGCCTACCGCGCCCCTACATCTGAAGGATGATGGCGGGTTACGCCTTCGAATCTTCAGGCAACCGTCTTGGCCGGCCCCGGGTCTAGCTGGTGTCTCTGCGCCCCAAGGCGCTTGCACCACCTACGAAAAAGCGTTCTACTCAGTCCAGCGTTCGAGGGGTCCGGCCGGAACTTCGAACACAAGCGGAAGCCCCTGGAACGGGGTCTAGTCCCGCCTGTGTCTCCTACTGCCATGCTGCGGCACCCCCATGCCCAAAACAGGGTGTGACGCGCGTCACATGTAGTTCCGGCCGGACCAGCCCCGTTCCGGGCTTTCGACTCACTCACCCATCAGTGCAGCGATCGAAACCCGGAGGGAAACCCATGTCTGAGACCCTGACCCTTGAACTGATCCGTGACGCACAGAACAACGGACTCAAGGGGCTTGAGGCGGTCAACAGCGCCATGGCTAGCCGCATACGCAAGCTGGCTGACGCTGCCGCCCGGCGCATGTCGGACAGCTACAGCCGTATCGATGACCACCGTGAAGACTTCCGACAGGATGCCGCCGTGGCCCTGTTCGAGGCCCTGCCGCGATTCAAGGGAAACACCGTTGAGATGTTCTACGGGTTCATGTGGGGGACCATTGAAGATCGCCTCAAGGACAAGGTCCGCGAAGAGCGAAACGGCGGGGCGGACATGGACGCTGTGAAGGTCTTTGGCGCCATGGTTGAGCGTGCTGGCGGGGATGTCTTCCTGGCTGAGAAGATGGCACAGACTGTGCCCCCGAAGGGGCGTAGGCTGAGCGCTGACCGGGCGGCGGCTGCCCGGCTGGCTTGGCAGGGCGCTGCATCCCTTGACTTCCCGTTCACCACCTTCTACAACACGGACGGTGGTTCCAGGACAGCACCCGATGGAACCGTGACTGTTTCGCTGGGTGAGTATCTGGTGGACCGGTACAACGACATGCCGGAAGACCTGGTCACCTCCGAAGATGTGACCAAGGAAGTGAACCGAGTCAAGCACGCGCTTGTTCACGCCGTTCTGGACAGCATGGGCGCCAACCAGGCCAATGCGCTTCGACACTCCTATGGCATTGGCAACGTGAGGTGCTACGGCACGGGGGACAGCGGAGACCTTGAGGGGCTGGCCGATGAACTGGGTATCACGCCGTTGCAGGCCCGGGATGCCCGCACGAAGGGGCATAAGGCTTTCGCCAAGCGCTACATAAAGGCAGTCGCCCGGGACGCTGCCCACGAGGCAGAGCTGACCGAAGCGGCTGCCATCAACCTGGGTCGGGGTGGACGCAAGTAGGTGCAACCCCTGTATGCCGCCCTGTACCTGTCTCAGCGACGAGTCAGGGCGGTCCCCTACAAGCGCGCCGAGGTGTTCACACGGTGGGGCGGTACATGCGCCTACTGCGACGCGCCGGCCGAACACCTAGATCACGTCAAGCCATTTGCCCTGGGTGGTCGTGACGTACTGTCAAACGTCATCCCGGCATGCGCTGACTGCAATCGCAGCAAGGGTGACCAGTCTCTAGCCCAGTGGGCGGCTGGCTGGCATTCGACTCACTAACACCAGGGCACACACCGCGTGAAGGAGAGAACACGGTGAAAGTCTGGCGAGTAGAGCACAGCACGGCTAATGGCTGGTGCGCACCCCTGGGGCCGTACCGCACCAGTTACAGCGCACTGCCTATCAAGGATCGAGAGATCCTGCACGGCATGGGGCGGTCGCATGCCGATGGCACACATAGGGCTCCGGGCCTTGACCCGGATATCCGGTATATCGACGCTGATGAAGTATGCGGGCTTGACTCGCGCGAAGCTCTCGACACCTGGTTTCAGGGCTGGCACACCGAGTTGGAACGTACCGGATTCATGGTCAGTGTCTATGAGGTGCCCACGAAGTCTGTTCGGTGTGGCAGTAACGGGCAAGTCGTCTTCAAGGCGCATGCCGCCGTTCGGGTCGGCGCGGAATTCTGGGAAGTGGTCCAGTGACTTTCAATCTCGCCAGTGGGCACCGTGTGCGCACCATGCCCCTGCCGGACGGCAAGACGGAGTTTGAGACCAGCAATCCGGAAGGGCGCACCATCAGCACGGTGGTTCTGTCGACATGGGAAGCACAGCCCTTGCTTGCTGCGCTGCGCCGGTCTCGCTAACGGAACGGTCACAGGATGGGCACCTACGGATTTTCGTAGGTGCCCTATAGTGCTTGAGTAGGAGATAAGTTCATGGTGTTCATCCGACGAGCCACCTTCGGATTGACGTAGGTGGTGTGCCAGTGTAGCGTCTTCCGAGTCAGTAACGACGAAGGGAAGAAGCGATGATCGTGCAGTGCGGCGGATGTTCGGCAAGTATCCAAATTACGCGGATGCAGTGGCGGAAGGACTCCGTTGCTCCGTGCAAGAAGTGCCCGGAAGGCGCGGACCTGATCCACGCAAGGGCGCATGCCGACACCGACTGACAAGCATATCCGACAAGGCCCCCAGTGACCCGCTGGGGGCCTTTCTCTGTAGGAGGGGTATGAGTACGCCAGTACCGCACACCGGGCGCTCACGGAGTCACAGAAGGCGCAGCAAGGGGGTCAGCGCAAACAGCCGTACCCTGCCGCACAGGTACCCGGATGAAGGCGACCGAGGGAAGAGGTATCGCCGGCTGATCAGGCGTGTTGAAGGTCGACTGTGGCGACGAGACCAGGACTAGGCGCCTACGAATTTTCGGAGGTGGCTTGTGCGCACCACCTACGCCGTGCCATAGTTGGTGCCGCAGGGAACACCACCTACGGAGGGGCGAAGATGGTCGATGTCATCAAGCTGGTATGCAAGGTCCACGGCAAGGAGTGCGACGGCAACCCGAAGCACGCGCACGTATTCCACTGGGTGAAGAGCTGAGATTAACAATCAGCCCCGGGTCTGGTAAGGGCCCGGGGCGCGACAGGGGAGTGGGCTAGATGACGGGCCTGACGGAGAACATCAAGCGCGTGATAGGCGTCACCATGGAACGGGGCGAAGAGGGGTTCAGCTACGCGGCTGTACAGGTGGAGACCCGGGGTGGCATCAAGAAGACCATCCGCATTCCGCACTACTGGGCGGAGATGCTGCGCATGGGAATCGAGAATGCGGTAGAAGGAATGGACAGCGACGAACGGCGTGCGTCCTGGTGGGAGAGCGCACCGGGGACCGCTGAGCGCAAGACTGAGCTTCTGGGGGCTAAGCCGTGAACATTCGAGCCATGGCGGTATTCGCCGGAACTGTAACAACCGCAGTGGCTGCCAGCTTTGCCGGGGCCATCATTGCGGCTTCGCCGGCGGAAGCACCCACGCTAGACCAGTGCGCACCCCAGTGCCCCGTAGTTACCCAAGGTAACGTACGATGGCAGCCGAACACGGACCGCGAAGGGTGGCGCCTGCCCCTCAAGTCATCGGACCGCTGAGTGTGACCATAGCCCCTCGGTATCACGCCGGGGGGCTTTTCCGTGCCCACAGCATGACGTGTACGCATCAGGAATAAGCCCTTCCGTTCGCACGTTTGTTCTATTAACGTTGAGTACACAGGGGTGAGCGAAGCGCAAGGTTTCGGCCAACGGACCTTCACAGCATGGTCACAAGCGGGACGGGTGTCTAGCAAGGTCTGCGTCCGATTCAAGCACTCCGCTTAGCATTGATGAACACGAGTGTGTCCGGAATGATGGGGGATGATGAGCCGTGATCACTTTCGCTGATCTTGCGCCGAAGCCGCACATTCGCCTAGCGCTCAAGGTACCGGTTCCGCTGTCATCAGGTGGGTGGACCTGGGGCGAATCGTCTGCATACCCGGGTGAGTTGGCGAGGGACTACGCCTACAGCGACGACGAGTGCACTTCGCTGGTGCATGCGTACGGGCGGACCATAACGCGCGTCATGACACGCAATCAGATAGGTGATCGATTCCGCATCTGCGCATCGGGCGTCACCACAAACCTGACGGTTGGTATGCGTGAGTGGGAGTGGTCCGCTGACCTGCGCGACTACCGAAGGGTGGGGGAGTACCTGAGTGGCTGGAAGCAAGCTGTCAAGGCTTACTATCTGCTCACGGGTGAATACTTCGAAGACAAGCGCTTTGAGGCCCGTAGCGGCCCAGCGCCGTTCAATGACCCGGTGAGATGTCATGTGCTCGACGCAACGCGGGTCCTTGACGCTGTACCGGCTCAGCCGGCTCCAGTCTCTGAGCTTCCCCGTGTGCGCGCCCTGAGTGGTGTCCAGCCCGAAGGCGCGTCGATGCGCCTGTACAGGCTTCGGAGCGCCTAACGCCGGTAACCTGCCGCCCATGGACACACCTATGCACGAAACGGGTACGCGCGCCGAACTCACCGACCGGCTGAGGGACATGGCTGAGGGCTGGCACCACCTTTGCAAGGACGAGCTGAGCCGGGCGGCGGCAGACGGAGCACGCGACATTGAGGCGGGACACGAATCGGTGAAAGTTGGTCACACTACCTACACGGTGAGTGACTAACAGGCGTACCCTGGCTCAACTGGTCCGGTACAGGACCGGACCTGACGCCTAGTTAGGACAACCGAACAATGACCGCCAGCGGACAGCGCATGAGCGCTGAGAATGTCGCTGCACCCAACCCCACCCAGGGAACAGGGGCAGCGCAGAAACCTGAGCTTCCAAAGGGGTGGGGATCGTTTCGTTCTAAGCCCAGTTGCGAGTCGCCAGCGCGCTGGTATGCAACGGCGCCGTGGAACGCCTATGACCTCATGAAGCGCTACGGCAAGCAGATTGAGGGCTTTTGGCGGCTGGACAACATGGTCAGCGCCAAGACCGTGGAACAACTGGTAGTAGAAGTTCAGAACCAGGTCGACCTTCACGCACGGCTGATGGCGGAGGTGGCAGACCTTGAGTCAGCGTGCCGCTGA